TGACCAATTGCAGCGCCACCGACTTCAGGCTGCAGGGTGCGATCGATCGTGGCGCCAATACGCTGAGCGGCACCAACCCGGACACCGGCGCGGCATGGACCGCGTGCGAGCAGGATCGCCGCCGCTATTCGACGCTCTATTCAGCGCGCAGCAACGCGACCGTGCGTCCCGGCGTTGGAGACCCCCTGAGCGGAGGCGTGAAGATGCGCCCCGACATCTTCTACACGATCACGTGCCGCGTCGTCGAGGGGACACCGGGCGTCGCCAATACCCGCTGGACCGAATGGGTTGCTCCCGATGGCCAGGCCTATATCAAGACCTTCGACAAGACCGATGTCCGGCTCGGCAACGGCCCGGCCCACAATGCCCTCTGGCTGCTGCCCTACGTCACCGGCCGTTCCGCCGGCGGGCGTCAAGTCTCTGCCGTTGGTGGCTCCATCGGCGGCATCACCGTTCCGACCTGTGGCGTCGGCACGGCGCTGGGCGATGGGACGCTCGAGTACACGACCTCGACCCAGCGCTTCCGCTTCAAGGCCGTGAACGACAACTACGGCACGACGCGCGGCTTCAGCGTGGCCAATGGCATCACCGTCATCACCTTGTCCTCGTCGGCCGATGGCGCGCAGACCAGCACCACGGCCAGTGTCACCCTGCCACAGGCGTCCATCACAGTCGCCGACGCGGGCTCCTTGCCGGCCTTTGGCACGGTCGTCGTCGGCACGACCGACACCTCGCAGGCAGGGACATCGCACGGTTTCGGCGAGCAGCGCGTCCAGTACACCGGCAAGAGCGGCAACACGCTGACCGGCTGCAGCGGTGGCATCGGCACGCACGACAGCGGCTCAGCCGTGAAGGTGGCGAGCTTCATCGTCCTGCGCGTCGACAACGTGGCGGCTCTTCCCTCGTCCGGTGTGACGACCATGGCAGTCACCATCGCCGATGGTCGCAAGGACACGGCGATCTACTACAACGACCTGATCGTCAAAGACAACAGTCCCATCAATGCCGCGGGCGGGTTCGTGCCAGACGACACATACACCACGCTCTTCAGCCAGAACGAGAACCCGATCTCCGAGGGCGGCAAGTGGCGCAGTCTCGGCACAGCGTGGACGCGCGTGCGCACGAACGGGGGCTATGCCTTCGGCACGCAGACCGGCAACACCTACGACGACTCCTACGCGCTGGCCGCTGGGTTCGGGAACGACTACGAGGTCGAACTCACGATATGGGTTGATCCGGCCATCACCGGCGGCACGCACGAAATCGAAATCCTGTTGCGTGGCACGGACACGGGCACCACGGTGCGGCTTTACGAACTCGACTGCCTGCGCAGCGGTCAGGTTCTCCCGATGAAGTGGAACGGGGCAATCGGCGACTTTACGCCGATGACCGGATTTACAGGCAGCGGCTCTTTCGGTAGGCCACTGCAGACCGGCGACAAGCTGCGCGGTCGCATTGTCGGTCCGACCATCACCGTGTGGGCCAACGACGTGCAGATACTCACCGGGAACGATACGAGCTACGCGACCGGCGATCCAGGGTTCGGCTTCTTCTTCCGCCAGCCAGATGGGGGGACGGCCGACATGATTCGAGCAACGCGCTGCGTGGTGAGGCCACTATGACCTATTCCTTCACCAGCCTCATCGACGTTGCCGACACTGCCAACGGCACTTCGATCTCACAGTCGCGCACCTACTCTGCTGGAGATCGTGCCCTCGTGTGGATTCGCTGGGCTGGCGCGGCGGCCGAGTTGCGCAGCGTCACCGATGGCACGAATACCTACACACAGGTAAGCACGACCCTCGATGACACGGCGCATACCAGCAGTTCCTACGCGCTGTACGAGTGCAAGAATTGTGCGGCGGGAACGGTCACCGTCACGGCCTCATGGAGCCCGGACAATCCATCGTTCAGGGCAATGGCTATTGCCCGCTATGCCGGGCTCGACACGACCGCTTCCGGTGTTGGATCTCGCGCCGCTCAACAGGCTCCAGGCACCGGCACCGATGCGCTGTCGTCGGGCAATGTCACGCCAGCCTCGCAACCGGCGGCACTCATCGGCTTTGGCTACGACGACAGCGCGAACGCGGTTACCGCTGGCACTGGCTTCACCGACCGCGGAACGCTCTCGAACATGGACTCGGCCTTTGGCACGAGAAGCCGCGTCGAGGACAAGCGCCTGACCGCGACCACGGCAGTCCCGGCAACCTTCACGGGATCGAATGGCGCGGATAACTACATCACGTTCGGAATTGTGATCCCGGAGAATGCCACGATCACACTTGGTGGTTCGGCCCTCACGCCCGGCACGGGCACTCAGGTGCCCAACATCTCGGTGCCACTATGAGCGGCGGCGTATCGGTCAGCACCACGGTCGGCAACGTCGGCGGCTTTGCCATCACGCTCGCGCTCGTCGGTGCGCTGATTTCCGGCGCCCAGGGTGCTGTTACGCCGAATGCCGATGGCATCGTCCCGCTGACCGGCCAAGCCTCTACTACCTCGGCAGGCGTTGCAGCCCCCGACTACAGCCGAGCGCCAACGGGCAGCGAATCGACCTCCGCGTCGGGAACACTCACGATCGGTCTTCGTCCAACCGACCCGGTGGGGCAGGCGATCACCAGCGCCGCTGGCTTCACATCTGCATCGAGTTCCAACGTCACCGCGAACATCACCGGCCAAGAGGCGGCGTTCTCGCCCGGCACGGTGATCCAGGGCGCCGGCACGGCAGGCAGCGCATCGACGACAGCAGCAGGCACTGCGGCGCCCACTGTCACCATACCGATTAGCGGCCTCGCTGCGGCCTTTGCGGCCGGCACACTGGCACCGGACCAAAGCGCCGGCATCGACACCGCCATCTTCTCCGGCATCGGCTCGGTGGCCTCCCTCACCAGTACCGTCGCGCTCGCGGGCATCGCGTCGACCAGCGGCCAAGGCACGGTAGTCACCAGCGGCGACGAGTTCATCGCGGTGTCGGGACAGGCGACGACCTCCGCGGCTGGAACACTCTTCTGCGACAAGCAGTTCCCGATCAGCGGTGTTCAAAGCACATCGGCGGTGGGCACTCTCGGTGCACCAGGGCAGGCGGCGTTGACTGGCGTCCAGGCATCCGTCACCGCCGGGCAACTGTTCACCACCGGCGACCGTTCCTTCGCACTCAGCGGCCAGTCGATCACGACCGCCCATGGCATTACGTTCGCGAGTTCGCTCGCGTTCGTCTTTGGACAGCAACTCGCCGGCGGCACGGGCATCATCGGCGACCAGATCAAATCCCTGTCAGGGCTGGCGGCATCCGTTGGACAGGGCTCGTTCGGCTTCATCGTCGAAGACCTGGCCCTCGATGGGTGGGTTGGGCCGCAAAAACTGGCGAACAAGAAGAAGAAAATCCAGAAAGACCCGGCCGATGTCGAAGCCGAGAACGCCGCTCAGGCCCGGGTCCGCCTGCGCGATCAGATCGCCGGCGGGATGGCGAAACCACAGGCGGATATTCCGAAACCGGGTATCAAGCCCTCCGAAAATCCCCCGGCAGATACTGCAAAGGATACCTCGGACGATGAAATCGTCAAAGCGTATCTAGAGTTTGCGGAACAAGAGAGTGATAATGTGCTCAAGGCAGTATCACAACTCATCGAGGTTTTGAATGCGTCGCCGCTGGATTCAGAAAAACGGTGAACTGATCGAGGTCCCGGCCGATTATGTGCAGGCCCCCAGCGGACCGATGATCATGCCCGACATTCAGCCGTACCGCTCTCAGTTGGATGGCAGCGTCGTGACCTCCCGCAGCCGACACCGGGAACTGCTCAGAGCCCATGGATGTATCGAGGTGGGCAACGAGACCAGGTATCTCCAGCCCAAAGCGCCGAGTGCACCTGCCGGGCTGAAACGACGGCTGATCGAAGTTTTCAACTCCAAGACCTGACATGGCCGATTTGCGCGAATCCCTTGCCGCGAGCCTCGAAACCTACGAGGCTCAGGAGTCCGCGCCCGCTGCTGAAGTACCGCAGGAGGCTCCCCCGGAGCCGACTGCGGAACAGCGGGCGCGCGACACCCTCGGCCGATTCGCCAAAGAGGATGGCGCCCCGGCATCTCCTCCCGCGCCGCCGACGACCGAGGCGGGGCCGGCCGCTGAAGTCACCCCCGTCATCAATCGTCCGTCCTCCTGGAAGAAGGACTACTGGCCCCTGTACGACAAGCTGTACCTGGGTCAGGCATTGACGGCGGATGAAGCCAAGAAGCTCGCCGACTACACGAACCAGCGGGAAACCGAGTTCAAGACGGGGGTCTCGACTTACAAGGCCGAGGCCGAAGCGGCCAAGGAGATCCAGAACGCGCTCGCGCCGTTCATGCCAGATCTCCAGCGCTACAACATCAAGCCCGGCGAATGGATCGCCCGGCTGGGCACTGCGCATCAACGCCTGCACTATGGATCGCCACAGGAAAAGCTGTCGATCTTCAAGCAGTTGGCGCAGGAGTATCAGGTTCCTCTGGCGGGTCTTGGGGAAGGGGCAGAACAGCCCGTCCAAGATCCGCAATCGCAGTGGCTTACGCAGAAGCTCTCTACCCTCGAAAGCGCTTGGAACACCTTCCAATCGAAGCAGGAAGAGCAATCCGCGCGAGCCATGCAGGAGGAAATCACGCGATTTGCAAGTGCCGCAGGGCATGAGCATTTCGAGGCAGTCAAGGACCAGATGGCTGGACTCCTCCAGTCGGGAATGGCCCAAGACCTTCAAAGCGCCTACGACAAAGCGGTGCGCCTGAGCGATGACATCTGGCCCCGCCTGCAAGCACAGCAGGCCACACAGAAGATTCAACAGGACGTGCAGGCAGTCGCCAAGGCGAAAGCGGCAGCGGTATCGCCCAAAAGCGCTTCTCCAAGCGCCACGGGTGAAGCCAAGCCCAAAGGTTTGCGCGCACTCCTCGAAGCCAGTATCGATGCGGCTTCGGGAGGCGGCAGGGTTTAACCGACTAGGAGTCAATCATGGCATTCGCCAATTCGGCGGTGTCGGACATCATTGCCACTACGATCCAGAGTCGATCGGGTGAGCTGGCCGACAACGTCACCAACAACTGTGCGCTCTTGCGGCGCCTGAAGCAGCGCGGCAACGTGCGTCCGGTCTCGGGCGGTAACGTGATCTTGGAAGAGATCATGTACAACGACTCGACGACCAACAACACCAACAGCTACTCGGGCTATGAGCTGTTGAACATTTCGCCCAACAGCCCGATCAGCGCGGCGCAGTACTCGTTCACGCAGTATGCCGCCGCGGTCACCATGTCCGGTTTGGAAATGCTCCAGAACTCGGGCAAGGAACAGATGATCGACCTGCTCGAAGGGCGGATGTCGATTGCCGAGGCCCAACTGATGAACCGACTCGCGTCGGACATCTACCTCGACGGCACCGGCAACGGCGGCAAGAACATTACCGGCCTTGCTGCGCTGGCCCCGGATGCGCCTACGACCGGCGTCTATGGCGGCATCGATCGTGCGTCCTACACCTTCTGGCGCCCGCTGAAGTACTCGGGCACGACCGACGGCTCGGCAGCGGTTTCGTCGACCAACATCCAGAAGTACATGACGAGCCTGGCGATTCAGCTGGTTCGCGGGACCGACAAGACCGACCTGATCGTCGCGGACAACACCTACTTCGCCCTGTACGTGAACTCGTTGCAGGCGATCCAGCGGGTGGTGAGCGATGGCGAGGGCGCGGCGGGCGCGGGCTTCGCAAGCCTGAAGTTCTACGGCGGCGGCCAATCCGTTGACGTGGTACTCGACGGCGGTATCGGCGCGGCGGCCACATCCGCGCACATGTGGTTCCTGAACACGAAGTACATGTTCTTCCGGCCTCACCGGGATCGCAACTTCGTGCCGATTGGCGGCGAACGCCAAGCGGTCAACCAGGATGCCATCGTGAAACTGATTGGCTGGGCGGGGAACCTGACCTGCTCGGGCAGTCAGTTCCAGGGCGTGCTGATCGCCTAAGGAGAACGACATGACGACTGCATTTTCTCTCTCGGGTCATGCCGGCATCAGCCTGACCTCGGATCCGTCTTCCATCGCGGGCTTCACGCCTGGGACGGTGGTCAATCTGAGCGATGGCGGGCAGGCGATGTACGTCAAGGCGCTGTCGGAAATCTCGACCTATGCCTGCGTCCTCATTGACGCATCGGCAGTGGCGCGGATGTCCACGACGGCCCTTGGCGTTACCCTCAAGCGCGTGGGCTTTGCGCAGGTGTCGATTGCCTCGGCCTTCTACGGCTGGGTGCAGATCGGCGGGGCGCCCATCGTCAACTGCGCGGCCAACTGCGCACCCAGCGTCCCGCTGTACCTCACCTCCACGGTGGGCGTGCTCGATGATGCGACGGTGTCGGCGGCGATGGTGGCGGGTGCGACGGCGCAAAACACGATCTCGAACGCCACGGCGATGACGATCGTGTGCGGTTACCCGCACATTACGTTCCAAGGCGGGGTCTGATTGGAACCGCTCGCGATCCGGTGCCAGAACTACGGTACGCCCGAGTCCAACTCGGCGAACATTCGTTCTGCACTGGCTCGCGGGCTTCCCGAAGTCACGCCGGGCCTGTGTCGCCACGATGGGACCTTCATCGTGGTCGGCTCCGGGCCTTCCCTGCCTGCGTTTGCCGAAGAGATTCGCGCCGAACGCAGACAGGGGCGGCCGATCTGTGCGGTCAAAGGAGCGCACGACTTTCTCTGCGAGGAGGGGATCGAGCCCGATCTATTCATTTGCGTGGATCCACGGGACCGCAGGGACAACATCAAGCAGGCGAACAACAGCACCATCTATCTGGTGGCATCCCGGTGTGATCCGGTGATGCTCGATACCCTGAAGGACCGCAAGGTCATGCTCTGGCATTCCTTCGGCTCGATCGAGGAAGCCCAAGCCTACCGGGGACACCCTGCCATCGGGGGGGGAAGCACCTCGGGCATGCGAGCGATCACGGTCGGCTATGTGATGGGCTTTCGCAAGTTCGTGCTCTACGGCATGGACTCGTGCTTGGCGGCGGACAGGAAGACCAAGCGCTTCACCGGCGAGCAGGCAGGCAGTGTCTTCGAGGTCCAGGTCGGCGATAACGGGCGCCGCTTCTGGTGCAACGGCTCTATGGCGCAGCAGGCCAACGAGTTCCAGGAGCTTTTTACGACACTGCTGGACATTCAAATCGAGGCCAAGGGCGACGGACTCATTGCTGAGATCCTGAGGCAGCGGAAGTGATCTCCTTCATCCATCGCGGCGGACCCACGATGGCGAGTTACCGGTATCGGGCGGAGATGCCCGCCAAGAGCCTCGGAGTATCGATCAATGACACCACCGCAGACACCCTCATCTTTGCCAAGCCCCTGCCCGGAGACGCCGAGCTCGCCGAGCGAGCCCAGCGCGTCATCGTCGATGTCTGCGACGACCACCTGCAAACCCCGCTTTACCAAGCCTTGTTGGCGTGCGCTCAGGTTGTCACCTGCCCGACGCCGGTCCTTGCACAGCGCATTCCCGGGGCTCTGGTAGTCCCCGATGCCTACGAGTTTGAAGAGGCCATGCCCCATTGCTCGGGGGTCAAGCTGCTGTGGTTCGGCCATGCGACCAACTTCAGGACACTGTTGCGGGTGGCGCCGACGCTGACCCGCTATCCGCTGCGGGTGGTCTCGAACGTCTCAGGGACCATTCAGTGGAGCCTGGAGACGATGCGGCATGAGTTTGCATACGCCGACATGGTGATCCTGCCGGCGACGAAGGACTACAAGAGCCCGAACCGAGCGATCGAGGCGGTGAGGCAGGGCTGTTTTGTCGTGGCGGAGCCTCATCCGTCACTGGACATCCCCGGAATCTGGATCGGTGACATTGCAGAAGGCGTGAGATGGGCCAAGCACAACCTGACGGCAGCCAACGAACGGACGAGGCAAGCCCAGGACTACGTGAGAAGAAAGTACTCGCCCGAAACACAGGCGTGTGCGTGGAGGAAAGTCCTGGGATTGGACTCAATCTCGGCTCGGGCAAATGCCTCTGGCCCGGCTGGATCAACGTCGATCTCGAACACGGCGATGTCCGCGTAGATCTGAGGCGGCTGCCGTTCGAGGACAACCACGCGGACGTGGCGATCGCGATCCACGTGATCGAGCACTTCTACCAATGGCAGGTGGCCGATCTGCTGGCCGAGTGGCGCCGTGTGCTCAAGCCCGGGGGCAAGTTGATTCTTGAGTTGCCCTGCATGGAAAAGGTGCTCACCTACATCTATGCCTGCGTGAAGCACAAGATGCCCATATCCAAGTCGATGGGCTGGCACGTCTTCTGGGGCGACCCGAGGTACAGGGATCCGCTCATGGTCCACAAGTGGGGGTACACCACGGACATGATGAAGGAAGTGCTGCGCGCCGCAGGGTTCCGTGACATCCAGGCAACAACGCCGCGCTATCACTTCGAGATGCGCGACATGAGGCTTGAATGCGTGAAGTGATCCCGATCTTCGTCGGGTATGACGCGCGAGAGAGTGTGGCGTATCACACCTTCTGTCAGTCGGTGCTGTCCAAAGCGAGCCAGCCGGTGGGCTTCTATCCGCTCGCCCTGAACACCCTCGCCGGCTACGAAGAGCACCACGGCGATGGGTCAAACGAGTTCATCTACTCGCGCTTTCTCGTCCCCCACCTGATGGGCTTCGGCGGCTGGGCGATCTTCGCCGATGGCGACATGGTCTGCGATGCGGACATCGCCGAACTGTGGAGCCTGCGCAACTACCGCAGCGCCGTCCAGGTCGTCAAGCACAACTACAAGACCAAGTATCCCGTCAAGTATCTCGGGGCGCGCAACGACGATTATCCATGCAAAAACTGGTCCAGCCTGATCCTCTGGAACTGCGGGCACCTCACGAACCGGGTATTGACGCCCGAGTATGTGATGCGTTCGGCCGGTTCCCACCTGCACCGCTTCGAGTGGCTGATGGATTATCAGGTGGGGGAGTTACCGAAGGAATGGAATCATCTGGTCATGGAGTATCCAGATACCCAGGCCAAGATTTATCATTACACCATCGGAGCCCCATGCTTCCCGGAATACAAGGATTGCCAGAAAGCGGACCTCTGGCACCGCCATCACGCGATGGTCAACGCGGTCCAGACTTCAACTCCTTGAAGGCCCTTAATGCTCGCATCTGATATGAACAACCCCGATTTTCACGGGGCCAGCGATCCTGACGCCGGAATGATCGTCAAATTCTTCTCCCGGCCCATGCATATTCCCGCTCGCAGCGAGGCCGAAGGACGCCCGATCTTCGAGGATACGGTCTGGGTGCGTATCCAAGCGCCAGGCGATGCCCTGTCAGTGATCGAGGTTCCAGTGCGCGATGACCACAAAGCCCGGTTCCCGCGTCACTGGGCGTTCTTCAAGAACAGCCAGAACGAGGGGGGCCAGGTCGGAACGCCACTGTCCCAGTGGCCGCTCTTGACTCCCTCTCAGGCCGAAGAACTGCGGGCGCAGAAGTTCCATACGGTAGAGAACATCGCCCACGCGAGCGATGAGCAACTGAACCGCATGGGCATGTCCGGTGGCATGAGCCCCTTCGCTCTTCGGGAGAAGGCCCACCGTTACCTGACGGTCGCCAAGGATGTTTCGACGGTGAGCTTGGCGGTTCAGGAGCTAGAGGCCAAGAAAAAGGAGCTGGCTGACCAGCAACGCGAGCATCAGGAAAGCATGCGTCGAATGCAGGAGCAAATGGAACAGATGAAAAAGGCCATGGAGGAGATGAGCCAAAAGCGCGGTCCGGGGCGTCCGCGCAAAGAGGTTGAAACGCAATGACCACGATGCTCGCCCTGATCCAGCAGGCCACGGGCGAGATGGGGCTCGTTGTGCCGACCTATGTCGCGGGAAACACGGCGCAGGACACAATCCAGCAGCTGGCCCTGCTGAATGCGGTGGGCTACGAGCTTCAGCGGGAATATGAGTGGAACGCATTGTGCAGGGAATACCGCTTCACCACGAACTACACGACGACCACGGGGAATGTCACCAGCGGGTCGGCGACAGTGACCGCCATCCCATCAACGACGGGAATCGACACCACCTACATGGTCGTCGGAACGGGCATCAAGAGCGATGTCTATGTGAACTCAGTGGACTCGGCAACGCAGGTGACGATTTCCTCAACGGCCTCGTCCTCTGGTACGGGGGTGAGCCTGAACTTCTGCAAGACGAAGTACAGCAACCCGAGTGACTTCGATCGTCCCATCGATAGAACCCAGTGGGACAAGACCAAGCATTGGGAGATGCTGGGACCCGAGACGCCCCAGCAATGGCAATGGCTCAAATCGGGCTTCATCGCCACCGGCCCGAGGGTGCGGTTTCGCCGGCTCGGCGGCACGTTCCAGATCTGGCCGCCGCTTGCCTCCAACGAAGAGTTGGGCATGGAGTATGTCTCCACCCAGTGGGCGGCGGACACCGCTGCGGCGGGGAAGACTTCCCTGACGGTGGATACTGATACCTGCATCTTTCCCGACCGCCTCATGGTCGCCGGGCTAAAGCACAAATATTTCACGGTCAAAGGGTTCGGCCCGGTCTATCAGAACGATTGGGAGCGCGAACTTTCCTTGGCCAAGGCGAACGACAGCGGGGCGCCCATGCTGTCCTTTGCGCCACGTCCGAGCCAGGTGCTGATTGGAATCGCCAATGTCCCGGACACGGGCTACGGCTCCTAACCTAAGCATTCCGGCCTCGCTTGCGGCTCCCGTGGGCGGCTGGAACGCCCGCGATGCCCTGGGAGCCATGAAGCCGCTCGATGCGGTCTACCTGAAGAACTGGTTTCCCTCCACATCGGACATATCCCTGCGACTGGGATATACGAATCATGCTACGGGGATGACGGGGCAAGTCGAGACCATCATGGCCTACTCCGGAGGAGCTACGGAGAAGATGTTCGCCGGGGTCGGCACCAAGATCTATGACGTGACCTCGGCCGGGGCCGTCGGTGCGGCGGCGGTCTCCAGCATGACCAATGGACGTTGGCAATACACCAATGTCGCGACCTCTGGCGGGAACTACCTCCTCGCGGTCAATGGCGCGGACAAGATGCGCTACTTCGACGGCAGCACATGGGGCGCGGACGGCGGCGCCTTCAGCGTTACCGGCCTCGACACTGCCACGGCCATCGGAATTACGCTGTTCAAGCACCGGATCTGGCTCGTCGAAACGGGGACACTCAAGGCGTGGTATCTGGGAACGGACGCTATCCAAGGCGCGGCGACATCCTTCCCGTTGCAGAACGTCGCCAAACTGGGCGGCTACATCATGGCTATCGGCACTTGGACAATCGATGGAGGTCAGGGTGTGGACGACATGCTCGTCTTCGTTACGAGCAAAGGCGAAGTGATAGTCTACCAGGGCACTGACCCCGCTTCGGCTTCCACCTTCGCCCTTTTGGGGGTGTGGCAGCTTGGCAGCCCCATTGGCCGGCGCTGCCTCCAGAAGTTCGGCGGTGACCTTTTGCTGGTCTGTCAGGACGGGCTGCTTCCTCTGTCCAAGGGGCTCCAGTCGGCCCGGCTGAACCTCACCGCGGCGCTGTCGGACAAGATTCAGCATGCCGTCAGTGATGCGGTCGCGAACTACGGATCGACCTTTGGCTGGCAGGTTCTTCCATTCCCGAAGCAAAACATGCTGTTCCTGAACGTCCCCGTCGCGGTGGGCACTCAGGAACAGTATGTGATGAACACCATTACGAAGTCATGGTGCAACTTCACCGGCTGGCCGGCGAACTGCTGGGAACTGTTCCAGGATAACCCCTATTTTGGGGGGAATGGCGTGGTCTGCCGGGCCTGGAACGGGTATGCGGACGGGACATCGAACATCGCCGCAGATGGGAAGCAGGCATTCAACTACTTTGGCACGCCCGGGCAGTTGAAGCAATGGACGATGATGCGCCCGATCATCGCGACCAATGGGTCGCCAGCCATCGGCTCGGGGATTAACATCGATTTCGACGATACCGGTGTTATCAGCACCCTATCCTACGCCCCATCGACCTCCGGGGTCTGGGACACGAGCATCTGGGACGCAGCCATGTGGAGTGGCGGGAACACCATTCAGAAACAGTGGCAGGGTATTGCCGGGGTGGGTTACTGCGCTGCGCCACGATTGCAGGTTGCCAGCCAAGGCATTGACGTGCACTGGATTGCCACCGACCTTGTCATGAGGCAAGGCTCGATACTTTGAAGACCATCGTCTGCGGGCAAGACGAGCGGGTATGTCGTTTTGTCTCGGAGCAGATTGGTATAGCTGGCTGGTCGGCAGCGCGGGGTATTGGGCTGGAGGAAAATAACCGGTTGATAGCCGGCGTCGTTTATGATTACTGGAATGGCGCGTCTATCTGCATGCATGTTGCAGGGATAGGCAAACGGTGGATGAGCCGCGAATACTTGTGGTATTGCTTCCACTATCCGTTCAACGAGTTGAAAGTGCGACGGATAACCGGGCTGGTCCCGGAATCGAATATGGAAGCCCGCAAGTTCGATGAACGCCTGGGGTTCAAGCTAGAAACCCGCCTGAAGAACGCTCACCCGGACGGGGATGTCCTGGTCTACGCGATGTTCCGCGAAGACTGCCGTTTCTTGGAGATGCGCCATGTCAAAGCCTGATCCCCCCGCTGCCCCGGACTACAAGGGGGCGGCCGAGGCGACAGCCGCAGGCAACCGAACCAATCAGATCACCCCATACGGGAACCTGACCTACTCGGGTACGGGAAACCAGGATGTCCCCTATACCCAGACCGTTAGCCTGTCGCCAATCGGGCAGCAGCTGCTTAATGCGCAGAACCAGACATCCCTCGGGCTAGCGGGGCTTCAGGGTGAGGGGCTGAATGCGGTCAAGGGGGTGTTTGGCAACATCCCGGGCCCGCAGGGGCTTCCTGCACAACAGATCAACCCGGGGCAGACGGCGCAGGACGCCATCATGGCGCGGCTTCAGCCACAGCTCGACCGCTCCCGGGCGGCATTGGACTCCAGGCTAGCGAATCAGGGCATTGGGCTCGGTTCCGAAGCCTACAAGAATGCGATGAGCGATCAGGGGCAGCAGGAAAACGATGCCCGGATGCAGGCGGCCTTGAGGGGCATTGATGTCGGCCAGCAGGCCAGGCAGCAGGGCATCCAGGAGCAGAACTACTATTCCAATGCGCCCATCAACCTCCTGAACGCCATTCGGACAGGTTCTCAGGTCCAAAACCCGACCTTCGGGCCTACCCCGCAGGGGGCGAACTACCTTGGTGCCGCACAGATGACCGGCCAAGGCAACCTCAATGCCTACAACAGCCAGGTCGGGGGGCAGAACTCGTTCATGAACGGGCTTTTCGGGCTCGGAGCGGCGGCCATCCCACTCATGGGCTCGGACATCGGGATCAAGCAGGACATTCGGCGCATTGGAACGCACGAGCGGGGTCTCGGAATTTATGAGTTCCGCTACAAGCCCGAGTACCGAAAGACGTGGGGTCCGGGCATCTACATCGGCGTCATGGCACATGAAGTCGAGAGGGTGCTGCCGCATGCCGTCTCTCGCCATCCTGACGGCTACCTGATGGTGGACTACGGAGCGCTGTGATGGCAAACCCGTTCATCACCTCGGCTCCGGCGAACCAGACGCCCGATGCGGCGGACATTCAACGCCAGCAAGCACTGGCTCAGATGCTCATGCAGCAAAGCATGCAGCAGCCGGGCACGCAGACCATCGGGGGCGTGGCAATCCGGCAAAGCCCGCTGGAAGGCATCTCTAGGCTTGCCCAAGCCTACATGGCCAGAAAGGGCATGGATCGGGCCGGGCAGATGCAGCGCCAGATGCAGCAAGCCGGAGTTTCGGATGTCGGCCGGTTCGTCGATGCCATCAAGGGAGCGCCGGCCAGCGAAGGGAACAACCCGAGCGGGTATCAGCCGGGCAAGTCCCCGGATCTGGGCGAGGCCATGCGCATTGCCCTTGGAAGTCAGAATCCGACGCTTTCCCAGGCGGGCGGGAGCCTCCTGGGAGGGGTCATCGCCCAGCAGACCAAGGCGCCGAAGTGGGAGAAGGTCGATCTGCCCAACCCGGACGGCACCGCGCGGACGGGTTTCGTGGATGTGAATTCGCCCAATCCGATCAGCACCTTCCAAGAGGGAGGGAAGTCTGGCGTGAAAAGTGAGTTCGTCAACGGCACGGCGGTCAATCCCTTCCAGACCAAGCCCGGAACGGTCATCCCGAAGGAATCGAATCCCTATCAGGATTTGGTCGTTCCCGGTCCCGAAGGGCAGGTCCTGCCCAATGCGCCGGTCATCCAGGCCAAGAAGGAGATTGCCAACGCCGGCAAGACCTCGGTCAGCGTCAGCGTTGACAAGGGCTTCGGGGAGGCGTTTGCCAAGAATGCTGCCGAAGCTTTGGCGACCTCGCGCGATTCGGCCAAGGCAGCATCCACGACGCTCCAGACGCTGTCCCGAATGGATCAAGCCCTTAAGAATGGGGCACTCGTGGGACCGGGCTCGAACTGGCGCACGCTGGGCTTGCAGATCGGCCAGACCCTTGGCGTGACGGGCAAGAGTGCCGATGAAACGCTGGCGAACACCCGCAAGTTGATCCAAGGGGCGGCACAGGTCAGCCTCGAAGGTGCCTCGACCATGAAGGGGCAAGGCCAGGTCTCTAACTACGAGCGCGATCTTGTGGAGCGCGCTTCCGGTGGTGGGGTGGACAAGATGACCACCCCCGAGATCAAGGCGCTCATCGGCGTGCTTACCAAGGTCAACACCCAGCGGATCCAGCAGCACTCGCAGAACCTCCAGCAAGTTCCGGAGGACTTCAAGAAGTACGCTCCGATGTATCAGGTCCCGATGCCTGAGACGAACGCGGTCAGGCGCTTCAACCCGACCACGGGGATGATCGAATGAGCCAGCGAGTGGACGTGCCGGGGCTCGGCTTGGTCGAGTTCCCCGATGGCATGTCCGATGCCGACATGGCAACGGCCATCAAGCGCACACTGAGCGCCCCGAAACAGCCGACTGCGGCGGACGAAACAGGGCCCTTTGAGGCAGCGCTGATCGCGGCAGGCAAGTCCACTGCGCGGATCGGCCAGGGAGTGCAGCAGCTTTACTACGGCGCCAAATCGAAGTTTGAAACGCCGACCCTCAACGATGCCGTGCTCGGCAGCACGCCATCCCAGCGCAAGCTGGCCGACCTCAAGCAGGAGGTCGACGAAGAGGATCGCCTTTACGCCCCGCTGAAACAGGCGCACCCCATCGCGACAGGGATTGGGGAGGCAGCGCCGGCTATGGCGGTGCCCGTCGGGGCCGCAAGTGGCCTAGGCTTCATTGCCCGGTCAGCCGCCGCCAATGCATTGCCTGAACTGCTGTCCTACGGTTCGGCCGAGGACCGGCTCAAGCGTGGCGCAGTCGGTGCCACAGGCGGCGCGGCGGGCGGTGCCATTGGCTTGGGAGCGGCGCGATTTCTTCGTCCCGCAGGCGCCACGGGGACGGCGCTTTCTCCAGAGGCGCAGGCAGCAGCAGACCGGCTGGGCTACAAACTGACCCCGGGGCAGACGACCCAGAACGCGGCGATACAGGGCTTCGAGAACTACCTCGCCCGTTCCCCCGGATCGTCCGGAACCATGCAGGCCCGCGGCTTGGCGAACCAGACGGCGCTCAACCGCGCAGCAGCCTCCGCCATGGGACAGAGCGCCGATGACTTGGGCGAGCGCACTTTTGCAGCGGCCAAGAAAGCTATTCGCAGCAAGTTCGACCGGCTGGAGCAGGCCACGTCCCCCCAGCTCGGCAACGACTTCTTCGACGCACTGACTCAGATCGACTCGGCCAATGCGGCGCGCATCTCGTTCAAGAGCGAGCCAATCGATAGCCTTGTGAACAAGGGGCTCGATCTGGCCGCGCAGGGGAACCTGACGGGGACAGCCTACAAGGAAATCCGCTCGACCATCTCCAGCGATGCGAAAAGCGCGTTTCGTAGCGAGAATTCGATACTGGGCCAAGCCCTGACGACCGTACGTGATGCGCTGGATCGGGCGGCAGAGCAGAGTCTGAGCCCCGCCGACCAAGAGGCATGGAAGATGGCCCGGGCCCAGTGGGCGGCATACAAGGCACTGTCCAAGGGTAACGTCAGCGAAGGCGGCAATGTGAGCGCTGCGCGTCTTGCGTCAATGCTCCGGCAGCAGGGCGATGCACTGCGCACCGGGGCCATGCAAGGACCGCTATCGGATGTCGCTCGACTGGGCGAAGCCCTGAAGGGCGTTGCGAACCCGACCAGCGGCCAGCTCGCCCAGCAGATGGCCTACGGCAACCCCATAACGGGCATCCCCTTGACTGCCATGAACTGGCTGACAGCCAAGACGTACACCTCTAAGCCGATGCAGAAGTACTTGGCCGAAGGGCTCGTCAAGATCGGCCCCGACGGAAAACTCGTTCTCGGCAAAGCCGCAGGAGTGCTCGGCAACCAACAAGCAAAAGCCTTCCTAGGCGCCGAATGACCGGATCCATGGGCGAATACAACCACCATTCCAGTTTCGGCGCGAACCTGCGGATTAACCATAAGGGAACGGCCAGCGCGACAAGCCAGAACAGCGGGGCAATGGCTCCGACGATCGCATGCCCGATGAAGTTACCCATGGAGCAATGAGATGGCACGAGACGGCGCAGGAACCTATAGCCTACCAGCGGGAAACCCCGTTGTCACGGGTACGTCCATCAGTTCCACGACGCACAACAGCACCATGAGTGATGTTGCCACCGCCTTGACGGGGTCGGTGGCAGCGGATGGGCAAACCACGATCACGGGGCCGCTCAAGGGGGCCGTGGGATCTGCCGGCGCCCCAGGCTTCTCCTTTGCGGGACGGGTCGATACCGGCATGTGGAGTCCGGCGGCCGGCGCCGTGGCATGGAGCGTGGCCGGAGCGGAATGCTTCCGGGCCAATGTCAACGGCCTGAGCGTCAACGGGACGCCCCCCAGCGGGACGAACGTGCGCGGCATCTCCCTGAATGCCGTGACGCAAGCCGTGGCTGACTTGCAAATCTCCGGGGTTCGTTTCGCCACATTCAACAGCACTTCGACTCAGGCGAATCTGGCCAGCGTTGCCAACATACCGCTTGGCATCGGAGCCAACAATACGATCTGGTTCAACGTCACTGTGGATGGCCGGCTGTATGGAACTGCGCTGCACAACAATGCAGGCGCAGTAACCGGCACTACGAATCAGTATGTTGCCAGTGGGACGTATACCCCGACGCTCACAGCTGTATCGAATGTCGCAGCCACGACGGCGCGGTCCATGCACTGGATTCGGGTTGGTAATGTCGTCACGGTTGCTGGACACTTGGATGTCGATCCCACTGCAGCGAGTAGCACCGTTACGCAGGTCGGAATCTCCATTCCCATTGCATCCGACTTCGCAAATATCCACGAGCTTGGCGGTACAGCCTATGGGCTCAACGGCTCCAGTACCGCGCAATACGGGGGAATGACGGGCGATGTTACAAACAATCGGGCTCAACTGGACTTCCTGGCCGGATCTGCCTCAAACAACACTTGGACCGTGACGTTTACCTACGTCATTCTTTAAAGGCAGGCTGGCGGGCGCGGATCAGCGTCACATCCCGTAGGAGGAATCGGCACTACTTTGGCTTCCTCTTGGTCGGGCGCATCCCCGCCTCCGCCGCAGCCGGCAAGGATCAGGAAAACAACAGCGATCAGGTATCTCATATTCGTCTCCCATAAGGTATCGGCAAAGATAGTCCAACCTTTCAATCTTGCCCAACACTATGATGGGGGATGTGATTAAACACAGGCTCTAGAAATGGACCGCGTCGGCGAAGCAATCTCGACCTGGCTCAGGGAGCACTGGATACTTTTCACGGCTTGGATTGGGTCTCTAACCCTGACCCAGTTTCAGCAGGTACTTGGGATCTGCTCTACGGCAGCGGTGTTGATCTACACCGTCGTCAATACCTATTTCCTGATTCGCGACAAGGTCAGGCGATGATGGAAGGCTTGAAACCAAATTTGGCCCGCCAGTTGAAGGCGGACGAAGGCTTGGTGCTCCACGCCTATCAAGACAGTCTCGGTTTCTGGACCATCGGATACGGACGACTGATCGATGACCGCAGGAACGGCGGCATCAACGAGCAGGAGGCGGTCTACCTGCTCGGCAACGACATCGATGCCAAGCTACACGATGTCTCCAAGGCGCTGCCGTGGGTCCCTTCCATGAACGAGGCGCGACAGGGCGCGCTGCTCAACATGGCCTTCCAGATGGGCGTTGGCGGCTTGCTCGGCTTTCAGCAAACGCTCGCGGCCATCCGGGATGAGCACTACGCCCACGCGGCCCATTTGATGCTGTTGTCGACGTGGGCGCAGCAGACACCGACTCGTGCCCGCAAGATGTCACGGCAGCTGGAGACCGGCGAATGGCAATGATCATCGACAACTGGCGCCAGGCGCCGCGGTTCTATGTGGTGCAGGTGCTGGCCACCATCGCCATCGTGCAGGGCGTTTGGGCCGAGTTGCCCCCCGAACTCGTCGCACAGTTGCCGCCCAATCTCGTGCACTGGATCACCGCCGGCCTCTCGGTCGCGGGCATCGTCGTGCGCGTCATCAAGCAGCTCCACCCGTCCGAGTTCCCCGACACCCAGCCAATGAAGGACCCGCCATGAAACGCCTCCTCGCGCTTGTCGCCCTGTCGCTGCTCGCCGGCTGCAGTTCCTTCAGCTTTCGCCCGTTCGGCCTCGTGGTGTGTACCTCGGCTTGTACATTCGACCTGAAGGCGCCTGCGTCGGCTGCCTCCGCACCATGAAACTGACCGCTGCGCTCCTGCTGCTCGCTGTGGCCATCAGCGCTCAAGCGCGCGACCCGGCCCAGGTGAGGGCCTTCCGGCATACGCATCCGTGCCCGGCAACCGGGAAGACGACCGGAGCCTGCCCGGGATGGGTGGTCGACCATCAACTGCCTCTGTGTGCAGGTGGGCGCGACGCGCCGCAGAACATGGCTTGGCAGGAATATCGTGCGTCGCTCGTCAAGGACGCTGAGGAGCGCCGACTGTGCGCGCGGCTCAGGCGGTGCCACACATGATCCGATGGCTCAGAAGCAACCCCGGGTGCGTCGTGCTGTACTTCGCCTTCTGGACCGTCGCCGGCCTGCTCGCGGTCGGCGCGGCGCTGATGGGCCAGTCGGTGGGCGAGGCATCCTGTTCGAAACCGTCCGCCATCGCGAATCCAGGGCCTACAGCAGGCGATCGGGTCTCAGTTGATACTTGGACACCGGCGAGCGCTCCGCATGCCCATACCAAGCGCTAGATGGTGCCCCACCCGAGACTCGAACTCGGAGAATCCGGTTTCTAAGACCGGCGCGTATGCCAATTCCGCCAGCAGGGCATGTTGTCGACGTACTGCAACGGCCCGTCCGCCGGTTGATCTCTCGACTGCAGCTGTGGATCAACAGACCACCTGTTGACCGATCAACGACGGCAGCTCACCGCCCGGGGCGTTATTTCAGCCCATGTTCTGGTGGACCGCATCGGTGTCGAACCGATCGAAGGGTGCTTGCAAGGAATCCCTGCGCTCCGGCGCGCAGCCCTGAGAGGGCTCAGGCTCGCGTTCGTGCGAGTCGGGTGGTCTGGGTGGCTGGATTCGAACCAGCGGCCTCCGCGTTCCAAGCGCGGCCGTCTAACCGGGCTGACAATACACCCAGGTGAGAGGTTGCGGGTCGCGGTCGATCCATGATGGCGGCGATTGTGCACGAAGCCGTAGGGATGGTAAAGAGTCTTTACTCTGGCCCGTCATAGCCCGTCATAGCCCGGACTACGAGCGGCTCGGCGCTAGCGGCTCACGGATTCGTCATTCCTGGCGTTGTGGATCACGGCAGCTCGACTTCTTCGCCCAGCTTGCTCGCGACGTAGCAGCGCATGGCGGCGATAAGCGGGGTGGGGCCCCAAGCATCTTCGGTGCCGCCGGCGGTGTCGATTTCATAGCTTGCGCACCATTGGTCGTGCTCCCACCAAGTGCCGATCTTCTCGCGCTCGATGAGCGGGCCACCGTGCTCCCATTTGGTAGACGGCGCAAAGTCACCCCACCTCCAATCATCGATGCGGAACAGCTTGCTTTCCGCCTTCGCCACTGCTGCATCCAGTAGTGCCCCCTGTAGGTCTGCGGTTCGGTGCTTCATGCTATCCCTCTCTGCGAAATGCGATCACGGCCCTTGCCGAGGCTTGCCAGCCCCCGGGACCTTCCGGTTATAAATCGGACGCTCTTTCTGCGCGCCTCACGCATGCCCCGACGATTGTGCGCACGCACGTCGGTCTGCGGTGTTGACTTCTGAGCTACAAGGGCCGTCATCGCACTCGAATGCGGAACGCACGACTCTGGAAATGCGGAACGCCTGCGGAACGTTGTGTTTTTGCATCCAGTGCCGGCCGCGCTGCAAGCCGCATGGATGTTGATGCCGGAGGCCGGAATCGAACCGGCACGGTGTTGCCACCGGCAGATTTTGAGTCTGTATGAACTTCGGCAGATTGTGCCATCGCATCAATTACTTAGGGCTCGCCGCGTTCCGCGTTGACTTGCTCTTTGCCTACCTCTGATCCGACCCCAGATGCGGAACGCTTTCAGACCGGGAATTTATGCCCGGTCATCGCCTCGATCACGCCGCGCAGGTCGCCGCCCTTGGGCGCAGTCAGCGTGACATTGGCGCCCCCTCGGATTGCGCGAACCTTCAGCTTGCCGCTGGTCTGCTCGCGGATCATGGCTGCGAAATCTTTGACACTTGCGGCATCATCGAGCGCAGCGCAAATGGCGTCCCAAGTCGCGGCGGGAAGGGTGACGGCTTTCATCATGAATGTATCCTCTCGGGTGGGGGTCCGTTTAACGGACGGGTTTGACCTTCACAGGCCGGGTTCTGTAGTGGATTCTCGTCACAGCCTCGCTAGAGTGCTGCAACAGACGGCTTGCTTCGCTCAGGTCGCCCGCCAGATCGGCCGCGCGCTTGCGCATGTCCCGCAGGAACATGGCCTTGATCTGGTCGACGATCTCAGCGTTCTCGGACTTCGCTGCCGCCTTGGCACGAGCTGCGTCGTACCTATCCCGTAGCATCGTCGCCGAGACGGGCTTCCCTGTCGGCGTTGTCAGCAGCATGAGGTGCGATGCCTTGATGGCGCGGCGGCGCTCGACCAACGCTGTAAGGACGGCCGATTCCTTTATATCGAACGACACCATCTTCCCAGTCTTCGATGCGCGCAATGCGAGTTCGTCCCCGGTCGGCATCAGTACAGTCCGGCAGTCGGTCAGGCGCATGCCGGTAGCAGTAGCTAAGTCCATACAGTCGCGTAACACAGTGTCCGCCGCCTCGTAGATCGCAGAGAAGAGGGCATCGGATACCTCGAACTGCCGCGCCTGTTCCTTGTTTCTCCATCGTGCTTTCTCCATGCCCGCCGCGGGCCACGGCAGTTCATGCAGGCCCTCAAGCCTCGCCCAGTTCCAGATGATCGACAATAGCGCCATTTCCCGGTTCGCCTGCGTCTTGGCGCTTCGCTGCTTCAGGTACGCTTTCAGATGTGGCAGCTTCACCCGATCCCACGTCGAAGTCCCAAAGATCGGCTTGAGCGTGCGCAGGTTCTGCGCATAGGTCCGCTTCGTGCCGGCATTCTCGTAGGTCGGCAGAACGTCTCGCTCCCACGCCTCGAAAGCCTCCATGAGCGTTCCCTTGATGCGGGGGATGTGCTCGTGGAGCACGCGCCAGCGTCGGATGGCTTCCTCGTAGTCCGTCCCGAGCGGCACGTCAGGCTTCCCCGATAGGCGCATGTCATAGAAGTAGTAAACGACAATGCTGCCGTTCTTCCTCTTGCGGACGTGACTGCGCAGGCGGGGATAGGCGTTCGTCATCGCACAAGGTCCAAGCGGGGTTCCTGCGACCGTGATGCCCTGCCCTCCATCCATGCCACGACATGCGGCTGGAGCACGACCAGGCGGCCATCCATGTCGCGGAATGGTATCCCTTGCTCGGCGAGCCAGCGCGCCTGCTCTGACCGGCGCTTGAAGCCGGTCAGGCGGTGCAAATCGACGGCGCTCAGCATCAGCATGTCGTGAGGGGCTTCTTGCGGGGCATCAGCGAACCTCCGGCTCATCGGGCGGCGAGAACTCCCACGGCGTGTCCGTCAGCAGCCGCAGGTAGACCTCATGTGGCCGTCCGAAGGACATCGTGCTCCCGTAGGGCTCGTCCATCTCCTTGTCGAGCCATGGGCACTTCACCTCGCAGCAAACCCACAAGCCGCCGAGCAACTCGTCCTCGATCACGCCTGCCATCGAGACCTTGCCGCAGTCGCCGAAGCAGTGCTTTTCGATCAGCGGCTTCTGCAGCTTGTGCATCATGAGCAGGCCGAAGACCTTCTCCGGCTTTCGCTCAGCGCGCCACAGCGCACACTTCGCGCGTGACTCGCTCCCGGGTGAGCAGCTGCAGCGCTCGCCGGCATCGCAGTGACCTTCGGTGGTGTCGCTCACAGCTTCGTCTCCACAGGCGGGGGAGGAAGTGGCATCCAATGCGTCACTTCGTCGAAGTCGCGCTCGTCCCATCCATAGCCAGTTTCGATGGTCGCGCTGCTGAAGGAGAGGGGCGCCTCTCGCTGCATCGCCCAGCGATCCGTGCCGACGTGTGGCTCGTGCGACCAAGACGGCATCCCCCACACGAGGCAGTCCGTATCCGGTTCCGGCATCCGATCCTCCATGCTGACCCAGCCGTGAGCCTGTGGTGTCTCTACGCTATCGGCCGCATCCACCAACTCCCGCAGCGCCTTGGACAGCGCTTCTGCGCGAGCCTCGGCGGCGAGGAATTGCTCTTGCGAATGACAATAGGCCACGTGCATCGCCGCAATCCTCTCCTGTGCTTCGCGCACGGCGGCTCGCATCTGGTCGGGGGTGTAGTAGGGCCACTGCGAGCCCCACACCTCGGTGTGGATCATCGGTTCAGGCAACTCATCCACGATCAGCCTCCCTCTTGGTTTGCGTGGTCGGGCCAATGATGAAAGTGGCGTTGGGGTGCATACAGAACGCCACCGGCTCGGGTTGTACGGGTGGTGCCCGCTGTGCATCCCAAGTCGCTTGCTGGTAGCCAGCCTGCCAACGCTCGGCGGGGTCGGGCTGTACGGGTGCTGATGGGTGGCCGAAATCACCTGTTCTCAGCCGACGCTCAGACTCCGGGTCCACCTCCTCGAACACGCGCTTGGTGTAGCCATCGGCGGCACGCTTGAAGTCGTCATCGCACGCCTGCGGATTGGCTCGCGCCTCGCGTGCACCCTCGATGAACGCGGCGAAGACGTGATCCCATCCGGGCTGCCTGATGTGCGAAGCATCCCACGCCTCCGGCTCTCGCGGCTCGGGTGATGCGCTCTGTACGAGCTTCGCAACGGCAGCCTCAAATTCCCGCGCGGTCTCCTTGGCGTACTGAAATTCCTGTCGCTTGGTCGCAGGGTCAGCTAGCGTGGCCGAAATGGCCTCCGCGGACATCTCGTAGGCCAGCTGCTTGATGCGCTCCCCTAGTGCTTGGGCTTGGGGCACCCCGCGCTCGGGGTCTCTCTCGGATGTGCTCATGCGGGTATCCTCCGCGTGGTTAGCCATGTCAGCCGCGCGCCGTGGCGCGCTCCCAGATTGCATCCAGCGTCTCGGCCTGCTTCTTCGTGAGCGATCGGCCGTCGATGAGCTGGCGCTTGATGGAGTCGATGAACGAGGCGTCCCACTCGCTCAGGCGCGACTCGCGGGCCTCGCAGTCCTCGGCCATGGTCATGTGCTCGGTGGGGTCGGTCATGCGGCAGTCCTTTCGACGACTCGGCAGCGGCGGGCGAGCTCGACAAGCCATGCGGCGAGGGCCGGTGGTGTGTGCTCGCGCTCGGCTTTCGTGACGATCTTCAGCGTCCGCGGCACGCCGCGCTGCGGCTTGATGACGCCGGTAGGCGCGCTGCGCGGCGGCATCGCCGGCAAGTCATCAGGGTGACAGCCGAAGATGTAGAGCCACGTTAGTTTTTCGGCCTTGTGGGCCCAGTCGCATTGCCTGATCTCGGCCGTCCAGCCGCCATATGCGTCGGGCGCGCGGCCCGGCCATGCGAGACCCATCCCGGCATGTGACCAAAGCGTCGATTCGGCCGGATGCTCAAGCACGCCACCCCAGCGGCGCACGAGGTGCACGGCATCCATGGCAAGGTGTCGCTCTTCCTCCGTGCCGTGCGCCCACTGGCGCAGCCTGCCCCACATGCGGCAAGGCGGATGCGCCACCACCGGCGAACCGCCCGGCCAGGTGCGAGCATCCCTCTCGATGTCCCAGCAGTCCACGCCCGGCATGCTTTTATAGACTGAGTCAGCGCGAACGAAAAGCGCGGCGACAGGGGTCACTTCCCCTCCCGCTGCACGATATGGACGGATGGTGTTCCTGCTGTCGCACCCATGGGTACGACGTTCGGGTCGCTCCATTCGACGCCGCGCTGGGTTCCGAAGGCCATCGCCAGTTCCAGCAGCTCGGACATCTCGGACTTGCTCATGCGAGACGTGGACGAGCCCAGCACGACAAAGCCGCCGTCGATTCCTGGCACGACTTTCTGTCGCTTGAGTGCGGCAGTGAGTACGTCTTTCCATTCAGAGTCCGCCAACTTCTGTCCGTACCACTCGACTTGAGCGGCGATGTCGCCCAGGACCGGCCAGAGCTTCGAGTTCTGCTCAAGCGAGCGCCTCTCGGGTTCGACCTTCACCATCACTCCATCGGGGCAGCGGCTGATGAAGTCGATGCACCGGGCGCGGACCTCTCGGGTGACGAGGCGGAAGATGCGACGCTCGCTCACTTGCGAGCCTCCTTCGCCATGCGGTCGTAAAGCACGACGTTGACGGCTGCCGCGAGATTCATGCAGAAGGCTGTGGGCACGAATACCTTGTCGCGGCACCAGCACGTGATGGCATTGCCCAACGTCCCGTCTTCGGGGCCGAAGACGTAGAACGCCCGCTCCGGGTGGACGTAGGTAATTAGATCGCGCGCCCCGGGAATCAGGTCAACTGCCACAGGCACACAGTCATGCGGCACCATGACGTGCAGGTCCCCCGTGTGCATCAAGGGTAAATGCCGGTAGGCCTTCATCGTGTCCGTCGAGGCGTGGCGATAACGGTGGCCGGTGTGCGCAACCATGGCAACGCCGTAGCAATGGGCAGCGCGCAAGACGCTTCCAATGTTGCGCGGCGTTTTCGGCATGTGAAGGCCAATCGCCGCGAAGCCTCGCTTGCTCATGGCTTCAGAATCCCTTCGTCGGTGAACCGCCACCCCGCTTCCATCGCACGCGCCCGCATGTGATCCACATGAACGCGAGCCCATACGCGACGTTCGGCCCTGACCATTCCATCCAGACCTAAGTCATATTGCTGGTGGCAACCAACTTCCCCATGGTGCGGGGCGCACAGCGGAAACGTGAGGCTGTCGCAGGTCTTGAGAGACAGCCCCTTGCGCTCGTTGAGGTGCGCGCACTGGCTGAAGGAGGTGATGCGACAGCCGAAACACTCTTGAGAGGCAACGAACCTTCGATAGGCCTCGCTGCGATGGATCATGGTCTTAGGCACCGCCCGCACCTCATCCCCAATAGGGCGAATGACGCCTCGCTGGTTCTCCATTCTCCTTAGCGGAGAGCGGGGCGAGCGCTCGATCTGCGGGCGCTTGAAGCCAGTGCGGGCAAAGCTCATGCACTCACCCCCGCCGTCATGCGAATCATCGCGAGCTGGGCGGCCCTCTGTGCCTTCGCCCGCCTGATGCGCAACCGCTCGGGCTTGGGCTTGGGCGCATCGCGTTTGTCGCCCATCTGCCACGCGTGGATGTTGTAGCGCCCGATGGCGTCCTGCTCCCAGTGGGCGATGTAGACTGCCCGCACCTTGCGCAACGCCTTGATGCGCTCCTGGACCGTGCGCCGGACGAGACCAGAAGCCTCCTCCAAGTCGCTGACCGTGCAGGGGCCATCCAACAAGGCCCGGATCATCATGGCGTCGGCAAGGACGCCGGGGCGCAGGGGGCTCATGCCTTTGCCCATTCCGTATGCCCGACTGGCCGATTCGCCTTCAGCATCGCGCGCAACTTGCTCTCGGTGGCAAGCAGTGACCAGCAATAAACTTTCTCGTCGTTGTCCACGAATGTGTCGTTGGCATACCAGACACGCGCGGCATCCATGTCCTTGCCAGCCGTGTGGCAGTCCACCAGATGCAAAGCCACATCCTCGATGACCTGCTTGCGCTCTTCGGTGAGTCCATTGCCAGCGCCTGCCGTGGCCTTGATGACACCCACGGCTTGAAGCGCCTTCTTGGTCTTCTCGGCTTCGATGCTGGCCTTCAATTGCTTGGCGAGGTGGCTCTCGCTCTGCTCCGCCTCTGGCAAGTCTTCGCCGGCATAGATGTATAGCCCGAGACCGTGCATGCTGATCGCCTTGGTCATGCAACGCATGATGGCGTCGCTGATCCTGCGAGCATCGGGCGATTTCAGCGCGTTGTTCTTGTGGTCCATGACCGGCAACATGCACTCGCGGCGCAGACCGAGGATCGTCACCGAGGTATGCACCATCGCTGTCTCGCCGATCCACATGCAAGGCTGTTCAGCACCTTGCGGCCCGTAGGTGTGAACGACCCACGTCGCTTGCGGGTCCACCTTCAGAACCTCAGCCCACGCCCACGCCCATGAGAGATAGGTCAGTTGACCTTTCTTCTCGGTATGGTCGTTGACGTTGATCTTCAGCAAGTCAACGGGCTTCGTATCGCCGATGTTGCTCGGCATGGGAGGGGGAGCGTTCACGGAAAAATCCTCCGAATGAAATTGAAGACCCGCCAATACCAGGGCCGATAACCGACCTCAATCCAACCCGCTCGCACGTCCGGGAATGCTTCCCAGAGCGTGCGCGGATGGCGCCGGGTGGTGGGCGTGTCGTTCATGACGCCGCTCCAATGAAGAGCCAGCCCACGATGCACACGAAGGCCACGGCAGCGACGAAATCGTCAATCGTCCACAGATGCATCGTCGTTCTCCAGTGGTTGCCCATTCAAAAGCCTGCGGAACAGCGCCCGGCGTAACACGACCTGCTCGTCGGTGGCGAGCTGGTATGTCAGCGGTTCGCGATAGAAGCCGTATGCTGCGCGCCGATCCGCGCGCCGTTGCTTGGCAGCGTGGTAGGCCGAGGCGCACGGATGCGTTGTTGGCTGGAAGTAGCCCTCTCCACCGTACCCGCACAGGTAGCACGGAGCCGATTCGAAACGTGCAACATCCACGGTTGACCTCATACGTTGGATCCGGTAGTGGGCCCGAAGACTTCGGCGAAGCGGCGCACGCGATACCGCTCTTCGGCTGCGCGCCACGCACGCGACGCACTGCCCCAGTTGATCGGCTCTGTCTGCGACTCGATCCACTCCACGAACTCCGGGGACTCGTCGTCACACTCCTGCGGCTCGACATTCGCCGAGTGCGTGAACATTGGGTCCGGCTCGTTGAGCGCATGGCAACCGCTGTTGGCCGAGTCCGATGCCGGGCCGTCTACGCTGACCAGCGCGTCAGGAGCGGCAGCGCAGGCAGAAACAGGATGGCCTAGGACAGCGCGAGCTTTCGTCACCTCCTGAACGTGGATCAACCATCCGTCCACAAAGCCGTTGGCATACCTGAGATCGCGATTGACGACTGCAGCCAGCGCCTTGGACAGCGCTTCTGCGCGAGCCTCGGCGGCGAGGAATTGCTCTTGCGAATGAACAATAGGCCACGTGCATCGCCGCAATCCTCTCCTGTGCTTCGCGCACGGCGGCTCGCATCTGGTCGGGGGTGTAGTAGGGCCACTGCGAGCCCCACACCTCGGTGTGGATCATCGGTTCAGGCAACTCATCCACGATCAGCCTCCCTCTTGGTTTGCGTGGTCGGGCCAATGATGAAAGTGGCGTTGGGGTGCATACAGAACGTCGCGGGTGTCACACGCTGTGGCGCGGCTGTAGTTCGTGCTCATTACCGCACCTCCTCATGGGTCAGGGCCAGCGCACATGCATCGGCCGTGCTCGGCGCCTTGATGGCGAACTCCTGCGCCACGCACCGAAGCGCATATGCCATCCTGACGTTGAGGAAGATCAACCCCAGCATCTCGGCATCGTGCTTGCCGACTGCCACGATGAGCGCCGCTTCGGCCGCTTCCTCGCACAACTGCTCGCGCACGTCCTCGATGGTGATCGTGCTCAAGGTCGCCTTGATGGCACGGTGCAGGGCCAGCGACTGCTGGGTGCTGCTGACCTCGACGGGTGCGGGCCTTGCGAAAGTGGGGGCGATGGTGCTCATCACTGCGCTCCCAGATAGCCGGAGGCGATGCGGACCGCGATCCAGAGCAGCGCGGCGAACGCAGCAGCGATGAGCAGCCACTTGAGGAGCTTGTTCATGGGGCCGCTCCTTCTGCCGCCTTCTTCGCCGCACGCTCCGCAGCGCGCCGCTCACGCTCGGCAATCTCGGCCACATACTTGCGCTCTTCCAGCCACGACAGAACTTCGTCGCCGGAGCGGAAGAACATCTTCGCGGCGATGGGCGCGGCCACGATGCCGGCCATCTGCGCGTCCATCTGGCGCACCTTCTGGTCCGTCGAGCAGATTTGCAGCCAGCCGGCGAGGCAGTGCGTCGTCTCGCACAGCGTCTCCTCCGCGCAGGTGCGCTCTTTCCAGCTGTCATCTACGTGCCAGTGGCCCATTTCCAGCCGGTCGCGGTTGTCGAGGACGATGGCGCGCACCTTGTCGAGGTTTTCGATGGACTGCTCTGGCGTAGCCGCGCCACTGAGGTCCGCGCCACGGAGGTACGCGTCACTGAGGTACGCGTCACTGAGGTCCGCGCCACGGAGGTACGCGTCACGGAGGTACGCGCCACGGAGGTCCGCGCCACTGAGGTCCGCGCCACTGAGGTCCGCGCCACGGAGGTCCGCGCCACGGAGGTCCGCGCCACTGAGGTCCGCGCCACGGAGGTACGCGCCACTGAGGTACGCGCCACTGAGGTACGCGCCACTGAGGTCCGCGCGTGCCTTCGTTGCCGCCTCAAGCGCATGTCGCATGCGCAGGCCACTTGCGAGATCAGCCGGCACATCGCATTCGAACAGCACCGCGCTGGTCCAGCGATGGACGATCTGGTGTCTGATCGTCGCGGCTTCGGTCTTCGCGTTCATCTGCTTCCCTCCTCACATCCCCCGCGGTGTGCGGGTCGATGAATAGAAGTATAGCAATGCAAAACGCATAGCGCAAGCATTGCTAAACCGGTTGGCGTTAAAAAACCCGCGCAGGGCGGGTTTCAGATCCGTGGAGGGGGGCTAGGGCGGGCCGCCTTGGGGCGAATCAAGGAGCATGCCAATGTAGAGGAGTGCGGCGAGCGCGATGGCAACGGCAATCCACTTGATGAGCATCATGCCGAGGGTGCGCTGCCAGCTAATGTGCTCCTTCATTGGTCGTTGATCTCGTCGGCCAGTTTCACGGAGTAGGCCTGAATCATGCCCAGCGTCCATGCTGGGTTCCTATGAGCCTCGCCGCAAGACCGCCGATCCCACACGCGGCGCCGGTACATTGAGACCCAAGCGATGCCGATCAGCTCGCCCGACTCTGCCTCCTTCAGCAGCTCGCGAAGACACTCGACGGTTTCGTATGAGGAGACCTGGTTCGATTGCACCAGCTTGAACGGTGCGCGCCTCACGACTTGGCTCCCGGCTTGCCCCTCGGTTTGCGGGCTTTCTTCGCCGCTGGCTTGCTGGCCTTCTTCCGCAGTAGCGATGGCGGTTTCGCCTGGCGTGCGTCTCGTGCTTTCCCAAGGTGATGCCGCTGACCCGGAGCCTGATCTGCCGGCGGTACTTCTTCCCATGATGACTTGCCTCCTTGACTTGTCGTGGAGATGTCATCTTGCGCCTGTTTGCCGATTTGGGTCGGCCTGAGGTCAGCTGCTTCCGCTTTCGTTTTTCTCAGGGTAAGCACGAAGGCGCGGACGGCCGCACGCTCCTCCGCAGTGAGCACTAGCGGAGCTGTTGTTCCACGCTCACCGACCTCGCCCTCGATGAGTTCTGTGAGGTCAACCTGCAGCAACTTGGCCGCCTTCGCCAGATTCGGCTTGCTGATCGTGCCCGTAGAAAACCAGTTCGAGACGGCCCCCTTCGTCACGCCGCAATGCTTCGCCATCACGTCGGTCGTGATTCCGGCAGCTTTCATCAGGGCTTGGATGCGCTGACCGATATGCATTGCTAAATTTTGGCGAGGTGGCGAACAGCAATGCTTGCGGAACCCGTTTTGCATTGCTAAACTCCATGACATGGACCTCAAGAGTTGGTGCGATGCAGAGCGGGGGCGGGCTTCAATGCTTGCCAGTGTCATTGGGGTTCCCGTGCCATTCATGAGTCAGATGGTTTCTGGGTCACGGCCTGTGCCGCCTGTGCATTGCGCCGCGATCGAGGCCCACACCGGGGGTGAGGTTCGCCGATGGGATTTGCGTCCCAATGATTGGCATCGCATCTGGCCGGAGCTGATCGGCGCGGCCGGCGCGCCAGATGTGCTGGAAGCCATTGCATCTGAACGCGAGCCCGGAGAACACGCCAGCGCCTCCCACCGCACGCGCACCGAGCGCCTCGAAGGCCCGAGCAGCAGGGGCGAGAGGGGCTGATCTATGCGCCCGCACACAAGTTGTCTCCGCGTAGCACCCGCTGCGCTTCCAAAGCCCGCCCCGGCCGATGACTTCGCCGGATCCCCCTCCCTCCCTAGCGACTTTGCTGGCGGAAGAGGTTGGGGCGGGTTCGTTCTTCACAGCCGCACCCTTGACGCGCACTCGACGAGTTCGCGGGCTGACTCTTCGTGCTGTTTGGCCAGCGCAATCAGCAGGCGCACGAGGAATCGCTGCACCGCTGCGCGGGCCCATCTGTGGAGTGCGTCGTTCGATTCCATGCATCCCATCTTCGGCGCTACCCAAGAAGAGCGCCAACGAACCAGTCCGAACTGCTGTGGACCGATGGGGCGCGCGAATGCGCCCATTCGTAGCCATTCGGAAAGCCACAAAACAACGAGTCCGAGTTGGGGAAGTACATCGTGGAAGAGAAACTCATCGTGGCCGCCGTCACCGATCACGAGTCCATCGAGGACGCGCTGATCGCCTGCGTCAAGGCGTGCGGCGGCTCCAAGGTCGTCGGCGTGGCCCTGTGGCCAGCCAAAGGCATTGAGGCGGCACAGCGCTATCTGCTGTCGTGCCTGAACGCCGACCGCGCCGAGAAGCTATCGCCGGCCGAAGTTATGTATGTCATGCGCATGGCGCGCGACAAGGGCTGTCACGCGGGAATGCAATACACCGCTGCAACGCTCAGCTACAGCATGCCGATCCCGGTTGAACCGAAGGACGAGGCCGACGACTTGCGCCGCCAACTGCTCGAGATGGGCAAGCGGCTTGAGGCCGGCTTTGCTCGGCTTGAGAAATTGGAGCAGCGCGCCCCGACCCCACTGCGAGCCGCCTAGACCACTGCTCCTGAAGGAGCTACAGAAGGAATTGCTGCTATGCGTCAAATCTATCAAGCCAAGCCCACCCCGGCCCCTGTTTTCGCAGTTTCCGCAGGCATATCAGCACGCGGCGTTCCCACACCGGAACTGCTGCAGTCGCTGCTGCACCTACTGCGTGCCCATCGGGCGCCGGCGGACATGCGGGCCCAGGTCGATGCACTGATCGCGGCCGACGAGCTGGCGCTGCAAGCGCTCTAGCCACATGAGCGGCGCCTCACGCAACAAGGCGCGCCCGACGATCGCGCGCATCGTCGCGGCTGTGGCGCTGCTGATGAAGCAGCCTCGCACGGTGCGCGAGCTTGGCCAGGCGCTGGACCTCTACCACGCCGACGATGCTGCGCACTACATCGCATTGATGCATGGCGAGGGCATGCTCTACATCGCACAGTGGCGCCAGCACCGCTCGACGTGGACAGCGGTATATGCGTGGCAAGGGGAGGGCGTCTGCGCGATGCCCGACGCACCGCGGCCGGCGCGCGTGGACCCCGCAACGCGCAAGCACGTGGCGAGGGCGGGCGCTTGAACTTCTACAAACGGTTCATCGGCGACATCCAGGCAAAGACGGGCCATCTGTCCTGCACTGAAATGGGCGTCTACGACCGCTTGCTGGATCACTACTACGCGACCGAAGCAGCCCTGCAGGGTGGCATTGAAGCATGCTGCCGAATTGCACGTGCCATGTCCAAGATGGAACGTGGCGCTGTGGAAAGCATCCTTCGCCAGTTCTTCGAACTTGGCGCGGATGGCGCCTACAGGCAGAAGCGAACCGAGGAAATGATCGCCGAAGCACAGCCGAAGATCCAGGCGGCTCGCGCCAACGGCAAGCGAGGCGGCAGACCAAGAACCCAAACGAAACCCACTGGGTTTCAAACAGATAACCCAGCGGAAACCGAAGACGAACCTAACGCGAAAGCTAGCCAGAGCCAGAACCAATCCTCACTACGTTCGGATGAAAAGCCGCGCAAGCGCGGCGCTGGTTTCGACGCCGCAGGAATCGAGTTGCCCGATTGGCTGGATCGCGACCTCTGGGGCGAATGGGTGGCTGACCGCAGGGAGCGGGGAAAGGTCATCACCGAGCGGGCTGCCGCTCAGCAACTGAAATCGCTCGACGAGTACCGTTGCGCCGGTCACAGCCCGGAGCGAACCATTCGCCATGCCATCGCGAGCGGAAACCAGGGGTTGTATCCGCCTCCGCGCCTTCAGCCAAACGGCGTAACCGGCATGCCGATCGCTCAGGTCACCGTCCCATCGGACGCCGCGGAGCGCACCCAGGCCTACCTGCGCGAGCAGTTCAAGCCGTTCACGGCCGAGGAAAAAGCCGCAGCCGATGAAGCGCGCAAACGGGCCATGGCCAGCCTCGGGAGAACCGCATGAATGACGATGACGTCACGATCCTGCACCCTCACGGCAAGCCGCCACCGGTGGACACGGGGGGCGCCCTGCTGCCATGCCTGTGGTGCAAGACACCCACGCAGCGCGCCACCCTGGCGCACTACGGCGCGCGGTGCTGGCGCTGCTACGAGGCGTACTGCGGCGAGGTGCAACCAAGGCCGGATTTCATGGGCGACAGGCGTGTTGATGGCCCGCTGGCCTGGGCCCGAGCACTCAAAGCCCGCGAGGAGGCTGGCGAGCGCCTGTCGCTGGTCCAGCAAACCATGTGGCGCGATGCCCTCGGGCTGCCCATCACGGGCGCCATCTCGACATGGGAGCAGACGCCCGAGGAATACGCCGGCGGTCACCCGAACTTGGAGCATGCATGAGCGCAAGCATTCACCCCATTCGCGTCAAGAGCGCACCCGAAGCGGCGAACACGCCTGACCCGCTCAACGACAACCAGGGCCGTGAATCGCGGCCAAGGCGCGTCGACGGTTCGGGCATCGTGATCGCCACCGTTGCAGGCCTTGCGATCTGGTGCTTCTTGGCGCTGGTGTTCGGATGATCGTCAGCATTCCCCTCATCGCGATCAACCCGCTCAATCGCCGGGAATGCTGGCAGGCCCGGGCGCGTCGAGCGCGCTTGCACCGAGGAGACACGTGGCGAGCCCTCAAAGCCGCCAAGGCCCCGTATGCGCTTCCATGCACGGTGACGGTCACGCGGGTATCGACTCGCGCCTTAGACGCTCACGATGGCCTTCCCGCGAGCCTCAAGGGCTGCGTGGATGGCATCGCCGACTGGCTGGACGTGAAGGACAACGATCCTCGGGTGCAATGGGTGTACGCCCAGGCCAAGGGCAAGCCCAAGGAATACGCGGTGCTGGTCGAGATCGTGTCGACATCCGTCACATCCTAAAACCATGACCGATCTCGTCGGCTCCGAATCGACCAGCAACACTGGCTCATCGCCGAGCGAGATGCTGGTCGGGCTCAAGTCGCGCAGGGTCGGCGGGGGTTCGGCATCGAACCAATTGCCGAGCATCGAGATTGCGACCGCTGTTGCATCAGCAGTCTTCACCGCAGCCCTTGCGATCACGGGTATTGCGAGCTCGAGCAATGCCGGAACCGTCGGCAAGTCGAGCACGGTGGGGCTGAACGGGCAATCGATTCAGTCGGCTCTGTTCTCGCCCGTGGTCGATGCGCCGACCGTGACGGTGCGCATCGGTGGCAACGTGGCCGGAACGCAGTACTACGAAACCGAGCCGTTGCTGGTCAACATGGTCCAGCAGGGCTTCGATGTCTTCACGGTGGCAACAGGAGGCAGTGGGGGCGGCGGCATCGACCCGTGCCCGGTTGATCCCGAGGGTTGGCCAACGGTCGCCACGTTCCGGGTTCGCCCGCACAACCTGAAGCGCGCCAATGTCCAACAAGACATGCTCGGCCAGTTCACCGGCTTCGCAACGTCGATCACGCTGCCCGTGAATGACAACTCGCGATACACCGTGCTCAATGGTGGCGTGCCCACGTATGTCAGTGGCACGAATACCAGCACGTTCACGCTGCGCGCTGCGGCAATCGCCGGCACGGGGGTGGACAACTTCAACCTCTTGTTCAACGGGGCGGGACGCACGGGCCCCGGTACATCGCCTGGTGTGACCAACATCGTGCTAGCCCACCCTGGCTACACGGTCGCGGACATCACGACCAAGGTGTGGACCGACGAGGCCGTCACCTACTTCAGGCGCTTCGATTCCCTGCGCACGATGGACATGCAGGCATTCAACAACGCGGGCATCGTCGGCGCAGCGCCAACTTGGGGAAGCCCAACATGGGCGACCTCGCGCCGTCGGGCGACCAATCACAACCAGGTCACCTACGAAGACATGGTCGACCTCGCGAACAGGTCCAACGTCAACCTGCACATGCAGATCCCGCTCGGGTTCAGCGATGCGGACGTCGGCGCCTTCGCTGATTTCGTGGAGGGCCGGCTCAACTCCAATCTGTGGATCAAGCTGGGCTCGTCCAACGAGGATTGGAACTCCGCTTTCAGCCAGTTCCATGTGAGGGTGCGGCAGGCAGCAGGGGAGCTCAAGGGCTTTGTTGGTACCGAGGGCACCCGCGACTTCGCGCTCTCGCGTAGCGGGACCACGGTGACGTTCACCTCGCTGGGCGATGACCACCAGTGGACGAACGGGCAGACGGTCTACTTCACCAGCATCGACGGGGGCAACCCGCAGCCGGCGGTAACGGTGACCGGACCCAAGACCGCAACGTTCACCTATGCGGGCACCGGATTGCAGGGTGCACTCACCGTGAACAGCGGTCAGCGCGTCATCGGCGAACTGAACAGCACGCTTCGTCTCGGCTCGACACTCGCTGCAGACAGTATTGTGGACGTGTATCCACTCGCTCAACGCTACAGGATTCGCAGGACGAAGGAGATCAGCGACCTCGTGCGCGCCCGCCCCACCATCGGGGACGCGAAGATGGGCATACGTTGGCGCATCGTCTGGGAAGACCAGATGATCGCCAACCCTGACGATGCGTTTGCCGACTCGCAACTGCGCTACTTGAAAACGAAGTGGACCGCCCGCCCAGTGAGCGGACTGACCGGCTACCTGTACATGTGGGATGGCGCGCCGTACTTCTTCGCCACCCCGTTTCAGGAAACTGCAGGAGCCACGCAGGCACAGATCGTGGGCGCTCTGCAAGCCAACTGCGTCCTTGCCAAGAGCGACTATCACTTCGAACGACGCAAGGCCTTTGCCCTGTCTATCGATCCGAACCTGCGCATCGGCTGCTACGAAGGTGGACCGGACACCAAGAGCAACACCCTCAACGGCGCTGACCTCGCGGTTCGGTGCGCAGCGCAGTTCGATCCTGGCATCCAGGCGCCCATTCAGACGATGCTCAACGACTGGTTCCTCGCGGGCGGGGACGTCTTGGAGTGGTACACCCTCGGCTTCTTGCAGCCCACCGACCAGAACCGCGATCAGGTGTGGGGTGTCACCGACAGCATTGCCAACCTCAACACGCCGAAGCTCAACGCCTTCGCTGCAGCGCGCGCCAGCCCGCCAAACGTCAGCAGACACCTTGTCCCGGGCACATTCGATGCACGCACCTTCGAGGTCGGGGTCTATGACAGCCCCGGCACGTATCCGAACCTCGGCAGGGCGAATCCGTCCGTGGTGCGAGGCTTGGTGTACGCCTCGGTGGCTGGCAACTACACCCTGCGCGTGCGATACACGTGCAACCAGCCCGGGATGACGGCCAACATCTTCGTCAACGACGGGGTGGCCATTCCCGTGTCCTTCGTCAACCAGGGAACCGGCATCACGCACGACACGCTGCGTGGCACGAACGGCGCAGGAACCATCGCCTTGGCCGACATCACCATCCCGCTGCTTCGGGAGTGGAACGGCATCGCGTTCCTGCGCAACGGGTTCCAAGCCGATTGGGTGGAGCTCTACTCGGTGGGGGTGCTGTGAAGAACGTCCTTGTCACGGGAGGAACCGGCTTCTTCGGGCAGGGCTTCATGCGCGCGGCGCCTGCCTATGGATAACGACTGGGAAGATATCCGGGCTTGGAAGTCAGTGATAACTAACATGGATAACAAAGTGCCAAAAACTGCCAAGCGACCGCAACCCAAGGGCGGCAGCCGCAAGGGCAAGCCGAACAAGGTCACGGCGGAACTGAAGGACATGATCCTTCAGGCGCTCACCAAGGCGGGGGGCGTTGAGTACCTAACCAAGCAGGCGCGAGAGAAGCCCGCTGCGTTTCTGCCGCTGCTCGGCAAAGTGCTCCCGATGCAGGTCAATGCAAATGTGGATGGCAGCGTGACGGTCAACATCGTGCGCTATGGCAACAGTGACCCTGCCAAATAACTGGCAGCCGCGACCCTACCAGCTACCGGCGTGGAGTTATCTCGAGAATGGTGGGCGCCATGCCGAACTCGTATGGCACAGGCGAGCGGGCAAGGACGAGCTGGGGCTGCACTGGACGGCGGTGGCAGCCTTTCAGCGCCCGGCAACATACTGGTACTGCTTGCCTCAGTACAACCAAGCCCGCAAGGCGATCTGGATGGCGATCAACCCCCATACAGGGCGGCGCCGTATCGATGAAGCTTTCCCTCGCGAGTTGCGCAGGACGACCCGCGATCAGGAGATGTTCATCGAGTTCGTCAATGGCTCGACGTTTCAGGTCGTGGGCTCGGATAACCCGGATAGCCTGGTCGGCTCCCCCCCTGCGGGGATCGTCTATTCCGAGTGGCCGCTGTCCAACCCCGATGTGCGAGCCTACCTGCGGCCCATCCTGCTGGAAAACGGGGGCTGGCAGATCTTCAATGGCACGCCGCGGGGCCGAAACCATGCCCTGCGCACGCTCCAGACCGCCCAGCGTGACCCAAACGCCTTCGGGCAGGTCCTGACCGCCACGGACACCGGCATTCTCACCGGCGCCCAGCTGGAGGCCGAGCTACAGGCATATATCAACGACTTCGGAGAGGACTATGGACGAAGCAAGTTCGAGCAAGAGTACCTGTGCAGCTTCGACGCTGCAAACCTTGGAGCAATCCTTGCCAGACAGATTGGCCTTGCTGAGCGCGCTGGGCGCATACGACCTGATGTTGACCTCGATCCGCTTGGTCAGCCTATTGAAATCTCTGCGGACATTGGAAGACGAGATACGGCTACATGGTGGTTCTGGCAAGCCTGTATTGGGGGTTACCGCATCATCGACCATGACTCCGGCTGGGGAATCGACGCCGAGGAATGGTGTGCCCGGCTCGCCAAGAAATTGGACGAATACTCGATCCAAGGGAGAAAGTCTGCATTAGGGAGAATATGGTTACCTCACGACGCGAGGGCAAAGACATTCTCAGCACAAAGGTCAGCCGTCGAGATATTCGTGGACAATTTTGGCGCGGACCGAGTGAGTATTACGCCAAACTCCAGCAAAGCGGATCGAATAAATGCTGCACGGGTTTTGATACCGCGTATAGAATTCAACGCTGACCGATGCGAAAAGGGTTTGGATGCATTAAGGTCGTGGTCCTACGAATATGACGAGGACTTACGGACATTCTCATCCGAACCCCTGCATGACTGGGCGAGCCATGACGGGGATGGATTCTCGTACGGGTGCCTGATTATGCGATTGGCCGAACCGCCGAAACCCGCTCCCGAGCCAATGCGGGGTATCACGGTAGGCCAGCCATCGGTGACTTTGGAGGAGCTGTATGCCACAGCTCCGAGGCCAACCGGGCGGATTTGATGGCACATGTCGTTGAAGGCGGGAACTACAAGAATCTGACCAGCTCGGGGGCTGTCTCGGCGACAGCCGGCACGCTGCTCGGCTTCTACGTCAACAGCACGACCTCGGGAACGGTCGCCCTGCTCGATGGCGGATCGGGCGGCACGGCAATCACCGGCACGATCACTCCGGCTATTGGTTGGCATCGTCTGCCGTCGTCGTACGGCGCTGGCGGGCTCTATGCGACACTGGGCGCCACGATTAACGTGACGTTCATCTACGCCCCGAGCGGGTCTGCCTGATGGCTGAGACGGTACAGCCCGAAGTCCAGAAATGGCTGGGGCTCATTGCCGCCTATGACAAGGAGTTCGCCTCTTGGGAGAAGCGGGTCACCAAGATCCTCGAACGGTACACGGACAAGAACGCCGCGAGCAGGAAGCGGGCGAAGTTCAATATCCTGTGGTCGAACGTTCAGACGTTGGTCCCCGCTGTCTTTTCCAGGCTCCCGAAGCCCGATGTCTCGCGGCGTTTCAAGGACAACGATCCTGTGGGGCGCGTTGCGGCGCTATTGATGGAACGCGCGCTTGAGTTCGAGATTGAGCACTACGGGGACTACAAGGCTAGTCTCACGCAGGTAGTCAAGGATCGCTTCCTGGGCGGTCGTGGAACGACCTGGATCCGCTATGAGCCACATTTCGGCTCGCCAGATGACGGGGTAGAGGTGACGGAGGATCAGGACGAACCGACCGAAGTCCTCGACTACGAGTGCGCTCCCGTGGATTACGTGCACTGGCGTGATTTTGGGCACGCTGTGGCTCGCACATGGGAAGAAGTCCCCACCATCTGGCGCAAGGTCTACATGGCCCGCCCGGCGCTTGTTGCGCGATTCGGAGATGCGCTGGGCAAGAAGATCCCTCTTGACACTCGTCCGGAAGAACTCAAGCAACGTAACGTAGCCACGAATGACAGCGGCCAGTTCCAAGCCTGCATCTACGAGATATGGGACAAGGATAGCGGCCAAGCGATCTGGCTGTCCAAGTCCATGGGGCAAATTCTGGACCGGCGTGACGATCCGCTGGGGCTGGAGGAGTTCTGGCCCTGTCCGAAGCCGCTGTACGCCACGCTGACGACGGACAGCCTCATCCCGACGCCAGACTACACGCTGTACCAAGACCAAGCCGAAGAACTGGACACGCTAGCCGACACCATTGACGGGCTTATCAAGGCTCTGAGGGTGCGCGGCGTCTATGACGCCTCCATCCCGGAATTGGCTCGGATCTTCACCGAAGCCGGGAACAACGACCTGATCGCGGTCAAGAACTGGGCAGCCTTCGTCGAGAAACAGGGCTTCAAGGGCGCGATCGACCTGATCGATCTCACGCCTATTGCCAATGCGCTGTCGATCGCCTACGAAGCCTCGGACAAGGTGATCCAGGCCGTCTATGAGGTGAGCGGCATCTCGGACATCGTGCGAGGCGCGACCGATCCCCGGGAGACTCTCGGCGCGCAAGAGATGAAGGGCCAGTATGCAACCCTTCGTCTTCGCGACATGCAGATGGCTGTCGCGCAGTTCGCTACAGAGATCCTGAAGATCAAGGCGCAGATCATCTGCGACAAGTTCCAGCCGCAGACCATTCTTCAGATTGGTGCTGCGGAGCAGCTGAGCGAAGCGGACAAGCCCTATCTCGATCAGGCGCTGCAGTTGCTCAAGAGCGCCAACATGCGGGATTTCCGCATCGAGGTCGAAGCCGACAGCCTTGTTCAACTCGACGAAAACGCCGAGAAAGAACACCGCGTCGAGTTCCTGGGCGCTGTCGGTGGATTCATCAAACAGGCCATCGAAGCGCCTCCGCAACTCGTGCCTCTCCTGGCTCAGTTGCTCAAGTTCGGCGTGACCGGGTTCAAAGTCGGCAAGACCATCGAAGGTGATATCGATCAGTTCGTGGAGCAGGCCAAGCAAATGGCCCAGCAAGCGGCCATGGCACCCCCTCCGCCGGACCCCGAGATGGTCAAGGCTCAGGCCCAGATGCAGCTCGAGCAGGGTAAAGCTCAGATCGCGCAGCAACTGAAGCAAGCGGAAATGCAGGCCAGCTATGCCTTGGAGCAGCAAAAGGCCGAGCTACAGGCCCGCCTGGAACTGCACAAGCAGCAAGTTCAAGCCCAACAGGTTGAGCAGCAAAACCAGATTGAGGCCCAGCGGGCTCAACTGGAAGCGGCGCACCAAGCGCAGATCGAGGACATGAAGCGTCAGCATGAAGCGGCAATGAAATCCATGGAAGTGGACTTCAACCGCTGGAAGACGCAAATGGACAACGATACCAAGATCCTGATCGCCGACATGCAAGCCAAAGTCGCGATGGATACGGCTGCGCAGAAGGCCCAAGCGGATGTCGAGAGCACGAAGGTGCAGGCCAAGGCCCAGAGCGAGCAGGCTGACAAGCAAGCCAAAGCCACGAGTGATTCGGGCAAGTCGGAAGTTATCGCTGCTGCCCTGGCGCAACTGAAAGATGCCATTGGGCAGATGAGCCGGCCCAAGACCATTGCAAAGACCACAGACGGAAGGTACTTGATCCAATGAACACCGCAGAACCCTTGATGTGGACGAAGGACGGCAACGTCCCGGAGTCGAGCCTGCGCTACGAGCATGAATGGATGAACAACCCCAAGGAAGTGATCCTGCATGAACGCTGGTTCTCGAAAGAGACGGGCGAGTTGATGCGCAACAACTGCCACATGCTCGCCAAGGAATCGATCCCCGCCATCGGCGGCGAACAGGCGGTCATGCCATAGACAGAGCAAGCCGCGCCTAGGCTGATCCCCGAAAAGCCGCTTCCCTTGGCGGTCTGGCGCGAGCGAGCAATTGAGTGCAAGGGGCTCCGGCGTGGAAGTGGGACGCCATGACTCGGAGTCATTCTCATGGCGAACTCGCAAGCGATCTGCACCAGTTTCAAGGTTGAGCTGTTCAAGGGCATCCACGCCCTCGGTACTAGCGTCGTCCGTGGCGGCACCGGTGCCGACGCCATCCTCGCGGCGCTCTATCTCGCGTCGGCCTCGCTTGGAGCGGGCACCACGGCCTACAGCGCCACGGGCGAGGTTTCCGGCACGAACTACACCGCCAGGGGCGTGGCAGTCACCAACGGAACGCAGCCCACGAACACGGGCACGACAGCACACTGGACGCCCTCCGCATCGATTGTCTATCCGACGGTAACGCTCACGACCGCCTTCGATGCAATGCTGCTCTTCAACAGCACGCAGAGCGACAGGGCGATTGCGGTCTACACCTTCGGCTCGCAGACCATTACCGCCGGCACGTTCACTTTGACCATGCCGACCAACGATGGCACCACCGGCCTGCTGAGGCTCGCATGAGCAATCCCACCGTCAAGGATCTGCTCGCAAGCATCAACATCAGCCTGACGAACCTGGATACGGCGGTGGCTTCGCTCGCCGATGCTATCAAGTCGTCCGACCCTTCACCAGCGTTGATCGAGATCGACACGCACATCAAGGCACTGACCGGAGCAGTGCAGGCCATCACGGCTCCGACGCCATGAAGGTGAATCGTGGCCAACGCAACGGCGGTCTGCACATCATTCAAGGTTGAGCTGCTCAAGGGCATCCACGCTCTTGGCACGAGCGTTGTCCGCCCCACGACCGGTGCAGACGTCATCGTTGCGGCGCTGTACTACGCGACGGCCACCGTCAACGGGAGTACCACTGCCTACGGTGGCGTGGTCGGTGGAAGCCCTGATGTGGGGGAGGTTGTCGGCACCAACTACAGCCCGGCGGGGGTGACGAATTCGACCGAGCCGACCAGCAGCGCGACGACGGCGTTCTGGACGCCCACGGCGATTCACTTCGACTTCTTCACCCCGATGACAATCGCGTCGCCCTTCGACGCCATGCTGCTGTTCAACAACTCGCAGGGAAACCGGGCCATCGCTGTCGTCACCTTTGGCGCGCAGACCGTCACAGCCGGGACGATCACGATCAGCATGCCGACCAACAGTGCATCGAGCGCGATGCTGAGGCTGACGTGACATGGCCGGCGGCCAGCAGATCGACAGCGGCCAGGGCGCCGTCATCGGGGGTCCGAGCGCCGTTCTCGGGGGCTCCGAATCGGGAGCGGTCCTGGGCTCTTCTGTTGGTGCAAGTGCCGTGGGCCTGAAGTCGCGTAAGGCCGGCAGTGGAACAGCCAGCGCCGCGCTGATCGGCCAGGTGTTCAACGCATTGGCATCTGTGCCGGGCGGCGTCATCGGCGGGCCGGGTGCGGTGCTCATCGGCCAGCAGTGGGCCAGCGCGACGGGCACGTTCACCAGATCGCACACGAGGACCTTGGCGGGGACGGCCAGCCCATCCGTCACAGGGTTCGTGTCGCCCCCGCCACCGACAGGGGGAACGGCGCTGGCGAATCTGGCAAACGGCATGGCCCCAGGGACCTGGGCCGAGCTGGTCACGAACAACCTCGCCAACGATAGCGTGGTCTTCATGGGAGCCGGCCAACCGATCCTCATCGACTCCAACAACGGGGCATGGGACCCCGTGCACGGGAAAGCTCACTTCGTTGGGCAATACCACGGTGGTGGCGGCATGCGCCACATCGAGTACGACGAGGCCACGAACACTTGGAATCCCATTGCCAATTTCTCCACCTATGGCGACACGGGCGGGCACGGGCTCAATGCCTTGTGCTGTGATTCAAATACGGGAGATTTGTATTTTGCGCGCTATGACAACGGGGGCCTTGCCAAGAAGCCATATGGAGGGACCTGGAACCTATCGTATGCGGCCTATCCAGACATCGGAAATATCACCAAAGCGGCGGTATTCTGGTCCGGTGCTATAGCCGGCGTCTCTGGCAATGCCGGTGCCGTCGTGATCCACGAATCAGACTTCGGGAGTCTCTGGATTCGAGATATCGCCGCTGGTACGTGGAGCATTTCGAAGCCGTTCCCGGATCAGAGCCCAGGCTATGACAATGTCGCCGCCTACAACCCGACGGGAAATGTCGGCATGTTCGGCGGGGGCGAGAATCCCAGTCAGATTCCGATGCGGATGACATCGGACCATACGGTAACGATTCTCCCCTCAATTGCTCCGAACTATCTGAGCATTCGCGATGGCACGCTATGCCACAACCCGAAGTTCGGTGCCGGAACCTCCTTCCTGAGCATCGCCGTCGACCGCCACATTTGGGACTACGACTCGTCCGGCACATATACGGATCGAGGAGCGATTCCGGCTGCCGTGAGCAAGCCCTCTCAAGGGTCCAACGACACAGTGATGGTTATCGCCATTTCGACGTACGGCGTGATGATGGCTGTGTCGGCCTATTCGAACAACACCGCCAACGTCTACCTCTACAAGCCGGCCGGTGCACCGTCGCCTCCGCCCCCGCCTCCTCCTCCGCCCCCTCCGCCCCCGGACGACTGGGCAACCCGCTCGGCCGGTGCCGTGGTGGCGAACCGGCTGGAAACACAAGCGACGCGCGATGCGTGGGTGTTCATCAACGGAAACCAGGGCCTCGTTTCAATCGACACGTCGGTCAAAGTGGCTGGCGCCCTCGGGTCGCTCAAGTTCTCGTGCCTCAATACCTCGGGCGCTGATGATGGCGAAGTCGTCGTGCCCTTGGGTCGCACGTTCGTCCAGGGGCAGACGGTGTGGTTCTCGTTCCGAGTTCGCGCACCGATCGAATGGGTCTATGCGCCATGGACGACGGGGAACACTGGCGCGAAGTTCTCGATTTTCAGCAGCAATGGTCCCACCGGCGGCAATCAGGTCAACGAGATCGTCACGACGTTGCCGCTCGCACTCAACGAGTTCCAGGGCTACAACCAGGACGGCAGCGGCTTCGCGGGTGTTGACCTTCCGGCGGTGACCAATTGCAGCGCCACCGACTTCAGGCTGCAGGGTGCGATCGATCGTGGCGCCAATACGCTGAGCGGCACCAACCCGGACACCGGCGCGGCATGGACCGCGTGCGAGCAGGATCGCCGCCGCTA